ACAATTTAGGAGTGAAGTTCTAAAACGCGATAAGCACACCTGTCAAATGTGCAAGAGTAAAAAACGTAAAGAGTTACAGGTCCACCATCTCAACAGGTGGGCCGACTCTCCTACTATGAGATATGAACCCAAGAATGGTATATGTTTATGTAAAGCTTGTCATAAATCTATTACGGGTTTTGAACAATGTTATGAAGCATATTTTTTTGAGATAATAAAACGAAATGAAAAAAGAACCTGAATTTACTATTATTAAAGATACTAGAGAGCAAACCCCATGGCTGTTCGATTTTGAGCATACGGTTGCTGAAGAAATAGGCACTATAAAAACCGGGGACTATACAATCAAGGGCATGGAAGACAAGATTTGTATTGAGCGAAAAGGGTGTATAGAAGAACTTGCTGGTAATTTAGGCAAGGATTTTTCTAGATTCTCCAAGGAGTTAATTCGCATGGATCAATTCCCCCACTCGTTTATTATTTGCGAATTCGCCCTAAAAGACTTAATAGAATACCCCTTCCATATGAACAATGTTAAACTTCAACAAACTGCAAAAATGAGTGGTAAGTATTTACTAAAACTAATCATGGAAATTCAATTACAGCATAATGTTAAAATTATGTTCTGTGGAAATAAATTCTATGCCATGAAAACAGCCCTTTCATTAATGAAGAGAGTCCATGAGCGATACAGACAAACTACTTAAAGACGCTTGGCTAAATATAGATGTTGACGAAAATCAACTATTCAATCCTCTTGACTATATTTATGATATGTGCGGCGAAGATAAAACCCAAATCATTAATAACTTAGCTTGGTTAATGACACGCCCTGAGTATTTCTCATTTGTCTGCAAATATATATTCAATATAGAAATATCACCAGTCCAAGCTCTTATTTTACATGACATGTGGAATAGAAAGTTCCCTATGCTGGTGGGGTCGCGGGGATTTGGTAAATCATTTATTTTATCATTATATTGTATGTTAAGAGCATTCTTCTTGCCTGAGCGTAAGATTGTAGTTGTGGGCGCAGCATTCAGACAATCTAAGGTTCTTTATGAGTATGCTGAGACGATTTGGCGCAATGCCCCAGTCTTAAGAGACTTGTGTGATCAGTCTAGCGGAACTACAAGAGATGTGGATAGATGCACAGTGCGTATAAATAGAGGAGTTATTACTTTCTTGCCATTAGGCGATGGACAAAAGATTAGAGGTCAGCGCGCTAATGATATCGTCGCTGATGAATTTGCATCTATTCCTAGAGAAATCTTCGAAAATGTTGTGGCTGGTTTCGCTGCCGTTGCAAGTTCGCCTATTGAAAAAGTAAAAGCTAGAGCCAAAGAGAAAAAGGCGAAAGAGCTTGGAGTACAATTAGAATATGTCGATGCAAATCTGGACTTCTATAGATCAAATCAGATTATATTATCTGGTACAGCTTATTATGATTTTAATCATTTTGCAGAATATTGGAAGAAATATCATGCAATTATAAAGACTAAGGGGATTCAGCATAAATTAGAAGAAGTATTTAATGGTGAAGTTCCTAATGATTTTAACTGGGAAGACTACGCCATATACCGAATACCTGTAGAACTATTGCCTCCGGGGTTTATGGATGATGGTCAGATATCTAGATCTAAGGCCACCGTACACGCTGGTATTTACCAGATGGAATATGGAGCATGTTTCTCTACAGACAGCAAAGGATTCTTCAAACGAAGTTTGATAGAATCATGCGTTTGTTCTGAAAAGAAACCAATTGTTCTTAGCTCAGGAGAGGTATTTTTTGAAGCTAGTACTAGAGGAAACCCGAATAAACAATATGTCATCGGTGTTGACCCAGCGTCTGAAGTTGATAATTTTTCTATTGTAGTTCTTGAAATTAATGAAGATCACAGAAGGGTAGTCTACTGCTGGACAACTACTAGGGAGCGACACAGAGAAAGCGTAAAAGCTCATCTAACTGAAGATAATGATTTTTATGGATACTGCGCTAGAAAAATCAGAACCCTTATGAAAATCTTTCCAACTGTAGAAATTGCAATGGACCCCCAAGGTGGTGGTATAGCAGTTATGGAATCTTTACACGACAAAGATAAACTTCAAGATAAAGAGGTTGCGATATGGCCCAAAATCAACCCAGAAAAGTCAGCCCCTACAGATGATGAACCCGGAATGCATATTATCGAAGTATGTAATTTTTCATCTGCTCAATGGACTGGCGAGGCAAATCACGGTCTTAGAAAAGACATGGAAGACAAAGCTATTATCTTTCCTTTCTTTGACGCTGCAACTCTAGGTCTTTCTCTTGAAGAAGACAAACGGAATAACAGAATGCACGATACTTTAGAAGATTGTGTTATGGAAATTGAAGAACTAAAGAATGAATTATCTTTGATTGTTATTTCTCAAAGTCAGAGCGGAAGAGAAAGATGGGACACTCCAGATACTCGCAGTGGCAAAAAAAATAAACTACGTAAAGATAGATATTCAGCGCTAATCATGGCAAATCACGCAGCTCGATTATTAAATTCTAGATCTGCAACTATTGAGTTTGAAGAAGAATACTATAAGAATGTTGGATTTGCTCAGTCATACGTTGGTGAAAAAGGAAATGATTTTTATTCTGGACCACAGTGGTTTTCAGAAAATGCCAAACTTTTATATTGAGCGTGTATAGTAATATGATTACCAATACTATTACATAAGGAAACAATACTAATGAGCGATTTGTACTCCACTTGGGTTGACGATTCTTCTAAAGATAAAGCATTTGCTGAGGCGAATGAAGCGTATAATCAAAACTCTCCAATTCAAAATGATAAAGCTATAGGGTATTCTTATCGAAATTATATTGATGTAGAACCAAATAAATCAGTTAGAACTAGCATGACGAGAAATGATTACTATCGTTTCCGTCCTGAAGAATCTATGCCGACACGCCAAAAGCGTATCATGAAGATGTGTATGGATGCATACGACAGAGTTGGTATTATTCGTAATGTTATCGATCTCATGGGAGATTTTGCAGCACAAGGAATTGATATTGTACACCCAAATCCCGCAATTGAAAGATTTTATAAGAAGTGGTTTCAACAAGTTAATGGAATCGAGCGATCTGAAAGATTTCTTAATTATTTATATCGTACTGGAAATGTTGTTGTAAAAAAAAGAACAGCTAAAATTAATGCAGCCAAAGAAGAAGAATTAAGAAAAGCTAGTGCTGAAGTTGACATGGAAATTCCTAATAGAAAATATAACAAGAGAGAAATCCCTTGGGCTTATGATTTCCTAAACCCCCTAGCTGTTGACGTTTTAAATTACTACAACGGAATGTTTATCGGCGACCCCAAGTATATTTTGAATTTATCTAAAACAACTTATGATTCCTTTCAATCTGCTAATGTTACCATGCGTAATAATTTCTCTAAGTTGCCACCTGATCTACAAAAGCAAATCACAGAAGGTAAAAGGCAAATCCCATTAGATGCAGATAAAGTATCTGTGTTCTCTTATAAAAAAGATGATTGGCTAGTGTGGGCTAATCCTATGATTTACGCTATTTTAGATGATTTGGTTATGTTAGAAAAAATGAAACTAGCTGACCTTGCTGCTCTTGACGGGGCGATCTCTCAAATTCGTTTGTGGAGAATTGGTAGTTTAGATCACAAGATTATTCCTAAAAGAGATGTTGTTAATAAATTAAGAGATATCTTAGCCTCTAATACTGGTGGTGGTACTATGGACTTAGTATGGGGGCCAGAACTAGACTTTAAAGAAAGTCAATCTCAAGTTTATAAATTCTTAGGTAGTGAAAAATATCAACCCGTGTTAGCTAGTATCTACGCTGGGCTAGGCATTCCACCTACCTTAACTGGATCTGCTGGCAGTGGTGGTGGATATAGTAATAATTATGTATCTTTAAAAATGCTTATTGAAAGATTAGAGTATGGTCGTGGAGTATTAACTCAATTCTGGATTAAAGAAATTGAAGCTGTGCAAAAAGCTATGGGATTCAGACTTCCAGCTAAAATTAGATTTGATACTATTATCTTATCAGATGAATCTGCTGCTAAACAATTACTTATTAATCTTGCTGACAGAGATATTATTTCACAGGAAACCATACTTGAAAGATTTGGTGAAATGCCGGGCATTGAAAAGGTTAGACTTAGAAGAGAAGAACAAACACGTAGAGCA